CACGGCTGGGTATTATAAAAACCCAGCAGCGAATGTTTGCATATCAATGTTTGAAACTGCAAATTCAATTTTTAAAACCACAGCTAATGTTGGTTTTCTCTATGCTGGAGCCGAAAGAAGTGTATTACTCAATAGAGCTAATAACTTTATGATAACCGTAAGTGGCTTTAAATCACATACAGATAATCTTACTGTAACGTCAATCGAAAATGGTGGTGTGGATGCTAATCAATTTCCATATAGACAGAGTGCTTTAGGTTATGGTAAATTTTTGATTTATTTGACATATCAAACCGATGGTATTGCAAATACTTCACCTGCAATAGGTAGTTTTACCAGCTTGTTTGTAAATGACCAATTGGAATCGAACAACACCATATTAATTAATGATTTCATTACTCTGAATAATTCAATAGACATGACTGGCAATTCAACTCTGTCCGGTGCGGCCGTAAACGTAATTATTTCTCATATTGACACCGCAAGTAATTTGATTACTACTAGAAAGAATCACGATGTTCAATTTTTCAGAAATAGTGCTCAAGTGTTGAATGATTTTTCAGAGGTAGCTGAATTCTCAAATATGGGTCAACTCGATACCAATTTGGTAGACAAATATATTGGTTCCGACAAATTACTTACCAGACTTAACTCATAAATAGAATATGGCAACCGTAACCACAGATATTGTTAGAGATTTCAAAGACTTGGATTTGAATTTTACCATTCATCCAGTCAAAAAAGACATTAATAGAGTCATCGGACCGATGGCTGTTGTCAATTCGATTAAAAATCTCATACTCACAAATTACTATGAAAGACCATTTCAACCAGATGTTGGTTCAAATGTTCGTAGATTGTTGTTTGAAAATCTTGATAATATTACGGCAACCACTTTAAAAAATGAGATAGAGCGGACTATTGCAAACTATGAGCCTAGGGCTGCTGTTAAAGCTATAAATGTGACCGCAGATTTTGACAAAAATGGGTTCAAAGTTTACTTGGAATTCTTCATTGTAAACCAAACACAACCCATCATAATTAATTTTCTCCTTGAACGGATTCGATAGATGGCAAACGCACGTTTACAAATTACAGACCTTGATTTTGATACAATCAAGAATAATCTAAAGTCGTATCTACAACAACAATCTGAATTTACAGATTATGATTTTGAAGGTTCTAGTTTAAATATCCTTTTGGATATTCTGGCTTACAACACCCATTACAATGCTTACTATCTAAACATGGTTGCCAATGAGGCATTCATGGATACCGCACTATTGCGTGATTCTGTTGTTTCTCACGCTAAAACATTGAATTACATTCCGTTTTCATATTCTGCACCTAAAGCAATTATAAATTTAACTGTAACATCCTTAAACAATACACCAGGAACTTTAACACTTCCTAAAGGTTTTACTTTCAGTTCAAATTTAATCGATAACATCTCATACAATTTCGTTACAATTGAAGATGCAACGGTAACAAAATCCAACTCATCATACTTTTTTGAAAATTTAGAAATCTATGAAGGTAGATTGGTAGATTACGTTTACACATTCAATAGAAATTCTAATCCAAAATCCATTTTTACTTTACCTGATTCAAATGTTGACACAAACACATTGTTTGTATCTGTAACTGATGTAAGTGGTAATTCAGCAACACAAGTTTACAATCAAGTTACGGAAATTTTAGATGTTGAATCAACATCACAAGTTTATTTTTTACAAGAATCTAAAAATGGTAACTATGAGATTTATTTTGGTGATGGTATAATTGGTAAAGCTCTTACTGATGGTTCTACTGTTAGTGTTAATTATCTTGTAACTTCAGGTATACCTGCAAATTCTGTTGATGGATTTATTCCAGATTCTTCTATTGGTGGGTTTACTAATACATCAATTGAAGTTGTGGCTTCCGCTAGTGGTGGTGCAATTCGTGAATCAGTAGATTCAATTAAATATTCTGCGGCTGCACAGTATGCTAATCAAAATAGATTGGTGACAATTAAAGATTATGAAACATACATTCAATCAAAATATCCAAGTATAGATTCATTATCTGTTTGGGGTGGTGAAGATGAACCAGTACCTGTTTATGGTAAAGTTTTCATTTCATTAAAACCAAAAACAAATTATTTTATTTCTGAATTAGAAAAAGCTCGTATTATTTCCGAAATTATTGACCCAAAATCTATCGTAACAGTTCAATCCGAAATTCGTGACCCTGAATTTTTGTATTTGTCCGTTGAATCTTCGGTTCAATATGACCCAAGAAAAACTGTTTTATCTGAAGACGCAATTAAAACGAATATTAGAAATGCCATCATATCTTATCGTGATTCATTTTTAAATAAATTTGGTGCAAGTTTCATCTTATCAAAACTTCAAGATAACATTGACGGAACAGATATCAATTCTATTCTTGGCTCTGAAGCAACAGTTCGTGTTCAACGCCGTTTCGAACCACTATTAAATCAATCAGCAAGTTACAATATTAATTTTAATGTACCTTTACATCGTGGTACAATTACAAATAAATTAACATCAACTGAGTTTGATGTGTTTGACATTGGTGGTACATTGAGAACTGCACAATTTGATGAATCACCACAATCATTTACAGGTATTTCTGAAATACAAGTTGTTGATCCTGGTACTGGATATACAACAGCACCAACAGTTACAATTAGTGGTGACGGTAGCAATGCAACCGCAGAAGCAACAATTGTAAATGGTCGTATTCAAAAAATTACAGTTACAAATCGTGGATCAGAATACACCAGAGCAACTGTAAATATTTCTGGTGGAAATGGTTTTGGTGCTTCAGCTCTTGCTGTTGTTGATGCTAAAATTGGTACTTTAAGAACCATTTATTATGATTCATTAGCACAAAGACAAATTATTAATAATAATGCTGGTACAATTTTCTATGATACCGGCCTTATATTTATTAATGACATACGATTCTTGGCTGTCAGTTCAACCGATAATTTAATTCGTATGACGATTGAGGCTGAGAAGGGTATAATTCAATCAACAAGAAGCACTATCATTACAATTGATGAAACCGATCCAACATCAATTGTTACCACATTAACAAAAAATAATAAACAATAATGTCTGAACTAAAAACATCATTACTGATTAATCGTCAGGTACCTGAGTTTGTTCGGGACGAATATCCTACGTTTGTTAATTTTCTGGAAGCTTACTATGAGTTTTTGGAAAATAAACAAACAGGTCAAAAAAATGATTTAGTAAATAAATCAAAAGACCTTCGTTATCTTTCTGATGTTGACTATTCAATAGCACAATTTGAAGATAATTTCCTTAATACGTTTGCTACTTTTTTACCTAAAGATGTTAAAGTAGATAAAGCCTTTTTAATTAAACAAATGTTACCTTTGTATCTATCAAAGGGTAACGAAAAATCTTTTAAACTTCTTTTCAAATTAATTTTCAATGAAGAAGTTGAAGTAATCAAACCTAAATCAAGTATTCTTCGAGCCTCTGATGGTAAATGGTTAATTGAAAAAGCTTTCCGTATTTCACAAGATGTGTATAGTACCTATAGTGCAAATGGTAATACTTCATCTAGTGCAACGGCAACAGGCAATACAGTTTTTAAAATGGCACAAATTGCCACTACTGATAAAATTGAAGTTTATGTAAATGATGTTTTGCAATCTTCAGGATACAATGTTAGACCTGAATCAAGAAAAGTTGTATTTAATACAGCGCCTGCAGCCAATTCAACAATTAAAATTTTATATAATGATTTTGATTATGCATTACTAGAAAATAGAAAACTGATAGGTTCAACTTCTGGTGCATCTGCTATTGTTGAAAGAGCTGCTCAAAAAACTGTTAACGCTAAATCAGCTTTTGAGTTATATGTCAACGACAAAACATTGGTTGGTACATTTTCAAACGGTGAATTTGCGACTACTAATATTATTGATACTGATGGTAGTCTTATAAATTTACAAGTTTCTGGTATATCAACAATAGCAACAATTAATGTTATTGAAGGTGGTGCTAGTTATAATGTTGGTGACCCCGTTATCATTACTGGTGGTGGTGCAGTAGAAACAGCTGAAGCGATTGTTTCAGAAGTGTTTTCTGGTTTTATTAATCAAATTAGAGTTCTTGCCGGTGGTGCAGGATTTAAAACTGGTTCGAATGTAAATCTTGTTGGTGCTACTGCAAATGCATCATTGGTTCTTGCTATTGATGGCGTTGATGTTTCTGGTGCAAATAGTGCTAACACTTTTGTTGTTGACACTACAAGAATTGCTAACTACACCTCAATTGCAATTAATGCGGCAGATTATGGTTTTCCAAACACCGCTATATCAGAGAATGTTAGTTCACGAATTATAGATGCTTTAGCATTTTCAAATGTAACAAGCATTGGGCCAATCACCAACGTGGCAATTTTGTTTGCCAATGCAATTTTTGCATCTGTTCCAACTTTAGATGCTGATTCGGCACCTTTTGTAAATGGTGCTTCTGGTGAACAAAGAATTTCATACACTCGTTCTGTTGGTAGAATAAACATTAACAATGGTGGTCTTGATTATAAAATTGGTGATGAATTGAATTTTACTAATCCAGGTAATATGAATTTTGGATTTGGTGCAGCTGCAGCAGTAACAAATGTATCTTCAGTCGGTGCAATCACTCAAGTAGAATTACAACCACCTAGAATTACTGGTACAGCAAATGTTTATGGTGCCACAAATGTAACTGTTAGTGGCACGAACACATTTTTCTTAGATGAATTGCGTGTTGGTGATAGAATTATGATTAATAGTGAATCACGCTACATCAACACAATTACTTCCAATACATCACTTAATGTTAATGTTAATTTTTTGTACACAACAACGGGTGGTGGTAAAAACATTGGACTACACGGGCTATTACCAGTCGGTGGTGTAAATTACGAAAAAACAAAATTACCAACAATAACCGTTTCTTCTGTTGCTGGTTCAAATGCAAATCTTGCAGTTGTTGCTCTTATGGGTGATGGTGAAAATTTATTTGCAACTGCTGACCAAGACCCCGGTTCAATTATAAAAATTAGGGTTACAAATGCTGGTTCAGGATATCAAGCGCCACCAACAATTGATTTGACACAAAAAGGTGATGGTAATGCGACCGCAAATGCTTTGGTTGAGCCAAGTTATGTTACCTTTCCTGGTCGTTGGACTTCATCCGATAGTATTCTTTCAGCCTCTGAACGTGTAATACAAGGTAGAGATTATTATATTGATTACGCATATGTTTTATCTTCAAAAGTTGAATTTTCTAAATTTAAAGAGTTGTTCAAAAATCTAATTCATCCTGCAGGATTTAAACAATATGCAGATTTTAGAATTGATGAGGTTGTTGTAGCAAATAACATATCAGTTAACAGTTATTCAAGTAGTGTCATTTCTGGAACTGTCAATGTTAACAGTAGCATATATGTAACAGGTACAAATACTAAATTTCTTCTAGCGCAAAGTTTAGGAATTATTTCTGTGGGCAGCAGTATTGCTGTTAATTCAGAAATTAGATTTATTAGTAACATTGCAAATAATACTGAATTAATAGTAACTTCTGCATTTACAAATACAGCAAACTTACAAGAAATGGTTGTTTTATCCACTCCATTACAACCGTTCATAATCTTTACAGAGTCGGTTCCTTTCACCACAGAAACTGGTGAATTGATAACTTTATAATAGGAAATATAAAAAAATGTCAGTAAACGTCTACGCAAACTCAGCATTTGATGCTGCCAATTCAGCATCATCTTACGCTAACTCTGGTTTTACTACTGCTAACTCTGCTGGTGTATATGCCAATTCAGCATTTCTAAAAGCTAATACTCCAACTCATGTTGCAAACTCAGCTGCTAGTTATGCGAATAGTGCATTTGCAACTGCCAATACTGCCAATTCAACTGTTAATGCTAAAGTAACTATTAACAGTTTAAATTTTCTTTCAGCACCATCGGCTAATACACAAAATACAATATTTTTAGTTGTTGACTTGGATACTGGAACACCAACGACTAAAAAAATGTCATTGTCTGTTCTTACTGACCGTTCTGCTAATTCGGCTGGTGTGTATGCTAATTCTGCGTTTGCAGCTGCTAATTCAGCCGCAGGTGCAGCGTCTGCAAGTTCATATGCTAACTCAGCATTTCTTTCAGCAAATACTCCAAGTCATGTTGCTAACTCTGCTTCTAGTTATGCCAATTCATCATTCTTAACTGCCAACACACCAAGTCATGTTGCTAACTCTGCTGCTAGTTATGCTAACTCGGCATTTGGTGCTGCTAACTCGGCTTCAAGTGCAGCTGCTAGTTCTTATGCCAACTCATCATTTGAAACAGCCAATTCTTCTGCATCTTATGCCAACTCAGCGTTCTTAACTGCTAATACTCCAAACCATGTGGCAAATAGTGCCTCTAGTTATGCTAATGGAGCATTTACTTCGGCCAATGTTTCTTCAAATCTTGCTCTGTCTTTTAGTTCTACAACAATATTGGAAGTAACAAACAATGGTGCTTCAGCTTACAGATTTTCTCAATATGGAGTGTTAGATAATCCTAATGTATCGACATTTAGTGCCACAACTTTAGGATTTAAATTAAATATTACTGGTCATCCATTTCATATTAGAGCTGGTGATAATTCTGCTGACTTTGATACTGGATTGGTTCATGTATCACCTACAGGAACTTTGTCATATGGAAGTTCAGCGCAAGGTCAAGTAAGTGGCACATTGTTTTGGAGAATACCAAGTACCTCTGTTGGTAATTACAAGTATCGATGTTCTGCTCATCCAGGAGCAATGATTGGTGAAATTAATGTTGCCAACACAGCGGCTGTTTACTTTGCTTATAGTTCATAATGTCACCTAAATAAAACTATGCCAACTTTTTATACTTCTAAAAAACTCTCGTTCAATAACGCAGAACAATTCAAAGAATCTTTTGCTGAACCACAACCAACTGTTGGTTATATGTTCATTGGCAATAATGTTCCCTATGCAAACGAATCATCACCAAATTCAATCGTAGATTCTACATCCGATGAAAAGACGGTATGGGACAATATGTTTGCCGCAAAAAAAGTTACTGGTAATGATGTTGAATTGGTTATACCACGCATCAATTGGACCTCAACTGGACGATATAAACAGTTTGACGATAAAATTTCAACTGATGAATTATTGACTGCTGATAGTGGTGCTGGTGGTAATAGTCAACCAATGTATGTGTTGACTAGTGAGAGAAATGTATACAAGTGTTTGTCTAATAATGCTAACGTGGTTTCTACTGTGGAACCTTCTGGTGATTATAATACCGCAAACGGCACAATTCGTACCGCAGATGGATATATCTGGAAATATCTTTATAATGTTAAACCATCTAATAAATTTTTAACTAGTGAATGGGTGCCAGCACCAGTTTCCACATCCAAATTGGACTACAATGTTAGTTCAACAAGTGTTATTGATGGTGAGCTGGTAACTATTATGGTTACAGATGGTGGTACTGGTTACGCAAACCCAACCACTACGGCTGCAGCTTTTGGTATAGGTGCTACCGCTTTAACACTAACAAGTGCCGTAAATGTTGCTGCGAATATGACTGTAACTGGTACTGGAATTGCAACTGGAACTTTGGTTTCTACTGTTAATACTCTATCAAGTATCATCACAATTTCTTCCGCAACCACAGCAAACGGTGGCGGCACAGGAAACAATATTACATTTGGTACTAGAGTTTATATTTCAGGTGACGGTGTTGGTGCGGAAGCTACCGCAAACATCGTAAATAGTTCAATTTCTAAAGTTACAATTGATGTAACGGGTTTAGGATATTCTTTTGCCAATGCCATCATTTATGGTTCTGGTACTGGTGCAAATGTGAGAGTGGTTTTACCACCAAAATATGGTCACGGAATGAACCCAGCCAAAGAATTGGACGGTTCCAATGTTATGGTTGCTGAAAGAATTGGTCAAGTTGATGCATCAGAAAGTGGATTAATTTCAACGTCAACTTCAATAAGACAGTATGGTTTACTGAGAGACCCGTATAAATATGGTGCAAACGCAGCAGTATCAACGTCTAACGCAAATACTGTTATTTCTCAAACTGTTAATTTGACTCTGGTTGCAGGTTCTGAATTTGCTCTAGATGAGTTTGTTTATCAGGGTGGTGTAGCAAATAATGCTTATTTTTATGGTTTCGTTAACTCTCAAACATCAAATGAGGTTCGCCTAATTAAAGTAAGGGGTGATGTTGCAGTTGGTGGATTGTTAATTGGTGCAACTTCAGGTGTTACTAGAACAGTCGTTAAGAGAAATAACCCCGAATTCCAACCATATACAGGTGATATTGAGTATGTTGAAAATGTTACAAAGATTCAAAGAGCAGATGGCCAAGCCGAAAATATTAAATTTGTTATCAGATTTTAAGGAAATTATTTAATGTCGTTAAATACTAATTTTAATGTCAATCCGTATTATGACGATTTTGACGAAGATAAGAAGTTTCTTCGAATATTGTTTAAACCGGGTTATGCGGTTCAAGCCCGTGAGCTCACACAATCTCAAACTATTTTACAGAAACAAGTAGAACGATTTGGTCAACACATTTTTAAAAATGGTTCCGTTGTTTCTGGTGGCCAACTGTTTATTCACGATACAACATATTTAAATGTAAGCACAGATTACGCTGGTACAGCGGTTAACATAAATGATTTCAATGGTAAAACAATTACCAATTTGGCAGGAACAAAAACTGGTCAGGTAGTTGTTGTTTATGATACGAATGTTGGTGTAACACCGAATGAACCAAAAACAGTTTATGTAAAACAAATTTCAGGAGCAGCTTTTGTTGCCGGTGATACAATCACCACAGTTGAAACTAATCCAGTTTTTGCTAATGTTGCAACGGGTGGTGTTGGAACTGGTCAAACATTTTCTGTAACTGATGGTGTTTATTTTTATGATGGATTTTTTCTTAAAAATGATGAGCAAACAATTGCAATTAGTAAATATAACACATCATCTAATGTAAGAGTTGGTTTTGAAATTACAGAATCTATTATTGAATCCACACAAGATACATCTTTATTGGATCCAGCTCAAGACGCTTCAAACTTTCAAGCACCAGGTGCTGACCGTTTTAAAGTTGATTTAATTCTTTCTAGTCGTTCATTAGATTCTACTGACGATACACAATTTATTGAATTAGCTAGAGTTGAAAAGGGAACTTTATCTTACGCATTAATTTATCCACAATATGCTGTACTTGAAGATACTTTAGCGAGAAGAACATTTGATGAGTCTGGTAATTATACTATTCGACCATTCAAACTTGCATTAGAAACAAGTTCAGCTAATACTGCAAAAGCTAATGTTATTTTATCACCAGGTAAAGCATATGTTTATGGTTATGAATATGAGTCAATTTCACCAACAACAATTTCATTCGATAAACCACGCACAACGGACTCCGTTTTAGTTAAACGATTGACTGCTGACTATGGTTACTATGTGTATTCAAACACACATTTTGGTTCTTTACCAATTAACAGTTTACAAACAATAGATTTACATTGTGTATCAAATAGCACAATCAATGTAACATCTACTGGCACAATTACTAATACAAAGATTGGTACAGCTCGTGTTAAATCTATTGCATTTGAAACGGCATCAAATACACAAAACTCTGCAACATATACCTATCGCACATATTTGTTTGATGTGAATGTTGGTTCTGTAACAGGCGGTAATGTTGTCGAATTGGGAACAAATACTGGCTATGTCCAAATTGCAAATACTATAACTGGTTCACAATTATATTCTACCTCTAATACTGCATATACAGGTGCTAAATTTAGAATTTTAACCGGTCCTGGTGCTGGTGAAAAACCAAAAACAATTGTAAACTATAATGGTGCAACTCAGACAATTCAACTCTCTGAGCCTTTTATCACTACACCAAATTCAACATCTAATTGGTCTATTGATTTTGAGGTTAATGACGTTAAATCATTATCGATAGTTAGTG